TATCATTTGTATCATACTTTTTGAGAATATCCAAGTCTTTTTTTACGTTGTTATAGCTATATAATTTGTTGTCTGACCTATTTAATATGTATCCTTCACTATATGTAACCAAATACATATCACCAAAATACAAATCATGCACTAGCCATAACTGATTATCTTTTTCAGGTTGTGAATGATGTAAAGTATAAAAACAAGCAAGTCCGTTGCCACTTTTCGTATAATATCCTTCACTTATATATTCCCAAATATCAGGCCAAGTTGCCATATCATCAAAATTAAATCCGTGTGTTGCAGGGCTTAATTTTGCAAGCCAATCTATTAATTCTTGAAGTTGCTTTTGAGAGTATTCTTTTTGTAAGTTTAATCTAAGTTGACGCCACTCATAAAGCAAAGTAGCTTTATCATGCATTTACATTGTCCATCGTTTTACAGTATAACTTATTTCTGTAGTAAAACCTGCATCTTGTGTATAATTGAATTTAACATTATCACCATCAATAGCTGATGTGAATTCTATATTTGAGAATTCATCTACATCTGCCGTATTATTTGTATTGATATCCTGCCAAATTTCAGTATTATCATCTGTAAGTTTAACTTGAGTTATACCTTGAGGGACTCCATTGATAACTTTGATTGTTCCTACACGAACAAAAGTAGATGTACTACCTACTTGTTTTAAAGAGTAATCAATAAAAAATGTAGTACAAATATTTTTATCATAAGATAAAAATGTTCCAGTAGTCCCAGATAATTCTTTTTTATATAGACTTGAACGTAGACCTGTAGATGTATCTAATGCTTGAAGATGTTGGTCTGTAAACATTTGATTAAATGTATTTTCTGTTACTACTTCTACATTCTTTCTTGCTCTACCAAATAAACTTGCTATAAATTCACTTGCTCCACTCACACTTGTTGCTTTTACAGGTTCTATAGTTCCTGTTGTTGTAGTAGAAAAGTAATATTCATCTTCATCTGATACAGTTTCACTATAAAAAGAATAGTCTGCTTGTTCTGAAACTTTTGCCGTGATTGTTGTTGTGTTACTTACTGTGTCGATTGTTGAAGTTAGAATTTCGCCTTCAGCAAATTTTTCCCAAGTTTGATTTGGTGCAGGTGTTGCCTCTTTGTATTGTATAAGTGTTTCACCTAAATTAAAATTTACTTGTCCATCAAAAACTAATGTTTGAGTAAAATAATGCATTGCACCTAATAGTGCATCTACATCTGATACATTTCTAATTACTAGGTCTTCATCTACTGTTAATCCAGGTTCTGGATTATCGGCTGAGTTTAACCAAGATTGAATTACTGCTTGTGCGTTTGCAAATGGGTCAAATTGGACTTCGTTAACTGCATCATCTATACCTATAAACAATTGGTTAGTATCATTTGTAAATCCTAACTCTCCTGTTTCTAGTGTGCCTGCACTTACGTCTTTTCTTAAACCACGTCTTAGTAAAATTTTGACATTATTAGTTGTGGACATTTAAAACTCCTAAATTCTACTTGTATTTATCAAAATACTCTTGAACCTTGCCTGCCCAATCGAGACTAAACTTATTAAATTCATTATTCTCTACAACAAATTCTTGATAATTACCCATATTGTCTGATTCTTTATCCCAACCAATCATCATAATTACAGTAGTTTTTATATCAGTTCCATACACTTCGTTATGAGCGGCCGCATATGCTGAGCCTTGTAAGAAATAATCTGAAATCCATTCTCTCTTTTTTGGTTTACGTGATGTTTTAAAATCTATAATAGCTGGTTTGCCTTTCCATACTCCAACACAATCTGTAGTCCCTGCATATAAACCAGGATAATATAAAGGAACTTCTGTACCCCAAACTTCATCTACATTTGATAATCCTTTTTCAATTACAATATCAGATAATTCTTTTGCCATTTGATGAATAAGATTTGTTCCACCAGGTCTATTTTCTTCAAGTATATACTTTTCAATATGTAAGTGAACTTGTGTACCTATTCCTGTGGCAAGTTTAGTGATACGATTAGCTTCTTCATCGCCTACTCTTTTTCTCCATTCATATAATGATGTTTTGTCTTTTAGTGCATCAAGTACAGTAGTTACACTAGGCAAAGGTTTACCATTAGGTGTTTGATAATGTCGAACACCATCTACTTCAACTCTTTTTAGGGGATCGTATTTGTATCGTTCTTTGAGCATAGTACATATATTATACTACAATTTCAAAGAGATTGCAAGAGTAAATTACATATTTTGATTGATTTCTTCAATCAATGATGCTTTTGTTTTTCTTCTATCTAGTGCAAGACCTAGGTTTTCTTCTGCCCATTCATCTATTTGCTTTTTAGTCATAGAATCGAAATCTGGTCTTGATGCTAATGGAACCGACTTTTCAGCCTCTTGAATTACTATTTCTGGTTTTGTTTCTACTACAACTTCTGTAGTTGTAATTACCTCAGTAAGTTCTGCATTGTTTACTTTAGATTTTACTTTTTCTTTTTCAGCAACTTTTGCCATAAATTCACGATGTCTTTTCGCATTTAGAATTTCTTGACGTAATTCTTTTCTTTCAGGTGTTAATGCCTCTAATCCATTCGCTCTTAGTTTTTCAGATTCAATTTTAGCTTTTGCTTTTGCATCTTTTTTTGAAACAATATTTGTATTACCTTTGATTATTAACGCCATTATTTTATCCTCTTTTGTGCAGTTTTTATAGCAAGTTTAGAAACTTTCTCTTTGTCTTTATCTGCATCTTGTCCTTGAGCGGATGGGGCTCCTTTCAAGTCAATAGTATCTAGAGTAACTTTGCTGATATACTTGCTATTGGCTAACATGTCAACTAAACTTTCTGGAGTAACACTGTAACCCATATCATTTAGTTCGTCTACCATCATATCAGTACCTACGGTACCAATATCATTTGCTTTCAAGCGAACAAGATACGCATTCAAGTCATTACGTAACTGTGCTTGATAATTCTTGTCTTCATTTAAAAGACTAGGTAACTTCATCTTTAGTCTCTTTTTGAACGACCAAGTGGCTCATCTACTTCACCAGAAGATGCCTCATCTCCGCCTGACATATCCATATCAGCTTCGATATCATCTTTCATATCATCTTCCATGTCACCACCAATTTCGGTTGTTGCTGGTTCCATATCTGATGCCGGTGCTTCACCTGAAAGAACTAGAGCCGCACTATTTACTGAGTCTTTTGTTGAACGTGCAGAGTCTAAAAGACCTGCAATCGCTTGGTCAACACTAGCTTTAAATTGTTCAGCTTGTTCTGGTCCATGTGTATAAGCCATTTCATCTGCAAGTGGACCTAATTGGTCATTTTGAATCTTACCTAATTTCTCAACAACGTCTTGTAGTTCATCAACGATACCACGTGCCGCCATTGTGATTTCTGCCTCAGCCGCATCACCTTCAAGTAATTTATTTAACTGATCCAGAAGTGATTCTTCTAAATTTTCCTCTTTAGGAGTTTCCACTGCTTTTTCTTCAACTTTGGTTTCTTGTTTTTTCATTTTTGGTTCCTTTGTTTCTTCTGCCTTTTTGGCATGAACAGCCTTACGTTGTGCATCTGAAACATACTTATGCTTGCCGCCTTCAGGAAGATGTGCCTTTAATAATGCTTTTATTGTTTCTAACATAAGCATAGTTTCGACATAATCTTTATTCTGATAATCAGCAATCATCTCACGTTTTTTGGCTTCAAGATTAGCTTTAGCCTCACGCAATGAATCTAAGTCACCTTCAACTTCATAACCAAAGTTAGACTTTAGATATTCATTTAGTCGTGTAGATACTGAAATCGTATCTGTTTTAAAAAAATTTGTACTTCTCATGGTTATTGCCCCATTACATAATATAGTTATATTATGTATTTATCTTTTTATACTGATTTATTATTTTTTGGAATCTACGGCTTCAAAAATCTTAAAAATTGTCTTTCTAGCAGTATTGGCCTCCATTTTTGCTCTACTAAAACGAGCCTCTGAGATATCCATTCTGCCAAAATCACCTTTTTTCTTAGCCGCTCTGTAAGTATGTCTATGTTGCAACGCATCATAATAGTACTTTTCAAAGACCGCATTCGCTGAGATTACCTTAGTAATTTGTTCTGAATTGATTTTTTTGCCTTCATTGAGATGTTTTACAATAATATAAGCAGTTTCGTACAAACGAATGGCTTCAAATAAAGTATCATTTGTTCTACTATCTTTTATATCATGTGCTTCATCAGACGTTTTTTCTACAGAATAAATGCCAACTTGTACACCTTTTTCGGTTTTTTTGGACTCATTAATTGTAGTAGCAATCTTTTTAGCAACATTTGATGTTGCACTGGAAAAATTTTTCATAATATTTTCCATTGCTTTTATATCTGATTTTTTAACTCCAGGTGATAAGTCTACTTCCCCGCCCTGTGTTTGTGCTTCTGTAGATTCACGTAAACTAGTCTTATCGCCTTTCATAGCTTTAAGAATATTTGTCATTGCTCCTACATCTGCTCTACTTGGTGCCGTCATAATGTCCTCCTATACTGTCCTATACCCTCTTAATGTTGGCATAAGAACACCTTTGTGAGTCAATCTATCAGCTATTACTGTTTCCCTATCTGTTAGTTGACCCTCATTTACATATTTATTATCAACTGAGAAGTATTTTGAAACTAGTTCATTTTCTTCTTCTGTGATAATTACATAAATTCCGCCTAAGACTTCTCTTATTCTCATAAAACTATTTTCCTTGATTGTTTAGTTTATTTAATAGATTTCTAAACTGTACCGCAGTTTTTGGATCAGCCGCTAATTGGTCAACTGATGCCGCTTGTTGAGCCATTGCCCTACGTTGAATTGGTGTAAGTGGTTTACCCTGTCCTGCTTTATCTAATGCATCTGCCGCCTGTTGTGCAGTTGCACCGCCTAAATTCTTTTTACCTAAACGCATCATTGCTTGTGCTTTTTTAGTTTTATCTTGTGGATTCATTTCTTGACCTTGTTGAGCTCCTGCTTGAGCTTGTGATTGGGCGCCTCTCATTTCTCCTGGAGACATTGTACCTTGTGTTCCACCCATTTTGTATTCTTTTACTGGATAATACTTATCTAACATTTTCCAGTATTCATCATAATCATAAATTTTATCGTCAACTTCTACGTCCATTGGATATGCATCAAAATGTTTTTTGTGGTCGTCAACATAATCTTTAATATCTGCCGCTATCTTCTTTTCATCTTCATTCAAATCATCTTCATCATCTTCATCATATGAACCATATAGATTATCAATGTCACCTATGAAACCGTCACATGCAAAATTTGGATCATCTGGACAATCGCCACCACAATAACGACACTTTTCTTCTGTTAGTTTTTGTTCATTCATAAATTTGACTGGCACTGAAATTGTAGCACCTGACTCAGGATCTAGAATAACCATACGTTCTTCACCTGGTGTATCATTTTTAAAATCTTTATGAATTTTATCAAACTCATCTTTTTTAATAAGAGATACTTTACCATCGTAATAATATTTTGTTTCTTCGATACCAAGACCAAGTATACGTCTTGCATCTTCCATATCATTTTGTTTTACTGCTTTTGATAATTCAATATATTCACGGAAATTTAAAGTTTTTAATCTATCTCTGACAACTTCACCTTTCTCTCCAACTAAATCGGCGATATCCGCAATTTTGTCATCGAAACTCTCATTCATATTATCTATTAATTGTTTTTTAATTTCCATAATATTATCCTTATCTTCTATTCAACGTTTTTAAACGTCTACTTGCTGGGTTCATTCTTTTAGTCATTCTTGACTTTCTTGCCAGTCTTGCACCCATTTTGGCTTTAGTTCTTGCAAGTGTAAATCTTTTCTTAATATCGACTGGTTTAAAACACGCACTTGGATTAGAAACTGTTTTACCTTTTAGTCTTCCGCTTCCACATCTGTACTTACGTACAATTTGTTTACCTTTACGTGCATAAACTAATTTTGCCTCAAAGATATCATCATATACTTCTGCAACTTGCATTATAAACCTCCAAAAACGGAAGTCAGTAATGCTAATAGCATTGTAGCAAATAATGTTGAACTAGCCCATATAATAATTTTCTTAAGTTCAGAAAGACCTTCTTTAGTTTCAGAGGCATTCTTTTCTATAAGACCTTCTAGTCTATTGATACTTTGGTCTAAGTTTTTGAAACGTTCATGAGCAACCGCAACATGAGTTTCTAAACTCTCTGTTTCTAACTGTGCTAACTTAGTATCTACATCAGGCATTGTTCATATTTCCTTATAATATATCTGACATTACAAATTCAACATTTGTACTTACATCAATAAGTACACCGTCTATTGTTATGCCATCAAAAAGTTCTTTAAGTATGGATACTGTATCACCGCCTCTTTCGAACACTTTACCATGTTCTACTGCAAACTTAAATAAAAAGCCTGCACCAGTTAATGATGGTGCTAGTCCGTCTAATGTTACGGATATAGGATTATTCATGATGATTGGCTGTGCTACTAGATTGATAACATTTACTATGTCATCAAAATTTTGTTGGGTCTGGTCAGCAACATTACCTGTCGCAGTAATATCTAGACCTTTTATATATAATGTATAAAAGTTTATATTGCCTGATAAATTTTCACCAGCACTTGCGGCTCCATGTATTCTTGCCATATTCTTTTCTCCAAATAGTTATATGTATTTATCATTTATATGTGGATATGGAGCCAAAAAAAGACCCTCCTAAGAGGGTCTTTTAAATACACGCAAAGTGTTGTTGGACTAACGTCCAGGGGGGTAAATTAGTATGCGAAATCGGCTACTGAGAAGTCTGCACCTAGATATGTATCTAGACCAGCGGCATCCCATGCACCGTTGTTTTCTACTGCAATTCTTACATCGTTACCGTCGATTGCACCAACTAGTACTACTGTAGCACGTGTTCCTGCACCTTCGATGATTGCTTTTAGGTCAGATGTAGCCATACCAGTTTTTGTCACTGTGAAGTGATTTAAGTTACCAGTAAGAAATTGACCTGCCGCGTATGTTTCATGTACTTTTGCCATTTTAGTTCTCCTAAATAATTACTTGAGCATTATAAAAGTATTGCTCTATACGTTTATTTATCATTTTTGATGAAAAATCGGGTATATTAACGACCGGATTTCTTATATCTTGGGCTTAAATCTCTGCCTGTTTGATAAGAAGTTTTACCTAAAGACTTGCCTACCTTGTTTGCGGCTACCAATGCGGCGCCAAATGCGGCTACTTTAGTGATTGGCTTATCCCAAATGTCTTTAACTATACCTTTTGTAGACTTTGTGTCTTTATATATGTAGTTTCCACGCTTTTGGAAAGCCTTTAACGCTGGCATTAACTCACTACGCATTGCTTTTGAACGTGTATATTGCATCATTCTAGTAGTAACCAATGCTTTTTGATTTTGATTTAAATTATCCCAATCACCTATTAATCTTCTCATAGATTTTAACATACCATCTTGTACGTTTAAATCACGTTGAAATCTTAATAGCATTCTTTGTTCAAAACTTGCATCCGATTTGCCTGCACCTATATGAGTTAGGTATCTTAGTAAATCTTGTTTCTTTATATTAATTCTTCCGTGTGCGATTTTATCTCTTGGATCTGCATACTCTATGCCTTTACCCATTAAACGATGCAATGTTGCATATAAATCAGTTCCACTTGTTCTAAAATAATCAAAATTTCTGTATGCAACTGTTCTACTTGCATATTCTTTTGCCAATGGTGCAAATTCATAATCTTTATTCATCATGTTTAACTGCATAAGATAAGCAAATGCAAGTTCACCTGCATCACTTACATTAAGAGCATCCATAGTTTGTCTTGTTCTGAATAATCTACTTTCTGTTAATTGATTAATTAACTTTAATTCACTGCTATGTTGATACTGTTTGTCATTGTCATGTTTATATTGTGTCATTTTAATCTCTCGGTGCAAAATTAGCCGCACTAAACTCTAATCTATCTACAATCTTCATTGCTCTGCCAATATGGTCAACAATTACAAAGCCTTCTGGGTCTGTAACTTTAAGTGAACCGTCTGGTTGTTCAATAAAACTATCAATCGCTTTTATGTTTCTCATTTTCTTCTGAAACATCATTTTAACTGCCTCAGTTTTTAGATATGCACGATACATATCAGCGATTTGTTTCTTATTGTTATTTATAATATCTGATACTTCTGATTTAGCTGATAATTTAGCCTGTCCTGCTTTTCCTTCAGGGCCTGTTTTTAATTTAGCAACTGCATCATCAAATTTTTGTTCCAATGCAACTAAAAAGTCTTGTGCAAACTTATCTGCATCTTGTTCTAGTGCTTGTCCAGAGCGAATTGGTGCATTAGCATGTGCCTTAATAGCATTTACTAGTTCAATGCCACCAATTTTTTGATTTAATGCTTTAAATGTATTAGCATCAACTGACATTGAACTTAATTCTTTTATAGCTGAACGAATCTTCGAACTATTTTCTTTTGATAACTGTACTTGACCTGTTACATCTTTAATTCTTGCATCAGTAAACCAAACATTCTTCGAAGGTCTTAGTTTACTAGCATCAAATCCAAATGTTGCTTTCATTTCGTCCATACTATTACCTGAATAGCTTGTATGGAATACTATACCTATATCAGCCGCCTGCATTTCTTTAGCAGTTTCACTATTTGCTGGTACAACATATGTAATTGTATTTGGTTTAAATGCTAAGTGAGGTTTACCTTCAATGTTAACTTGTTTTAAATCACCTTTAGTGAATAATAAGTCACCTTGTAACACACCTTCAATACCTAAATCTTTTAAATGTTCTAATGATGAATTTAATTTACTACGCAAACCTGCTTTGCTTACAGGTTCATCATTCTTAGTTGTATCAGGGTGATTTGTTTCTATATCTTCTGGTGATTTGTTTAATTTTGCCTTCTGAGCAAATACACCTTTAGTACCTACAAAGAATTTTCCATCTTCTGGATCTGTACCTGCAAATACGGCTGGTGAACCATCCCATTTAGTTGTAATGGCATCTCCGCCACCGTCACCATCTAAAGTATTAAGAAGTTTAGTAAATGTGCCTACTGCCCTTTTTATACCTTCAGTACCTTGCATGAATACAAGTTCTTCTGCGTGGTCTAAGTGTGTATTCTTATCTTCTTCTTGTAAATCTGTATCTAGTAGATTTTTCATTTTCTTATGAAAACCTACTTGTTTTAAACGTGGCTTTCTTGGACCTCTAAATCTACGCTCTCTACCTTTACCTATGATATCTTTTATTTTCATTTTTTGTCCCCAAAAGGTCTTTCGCCAGTTAGATGTGGCTTAGCAAACCACAACTTAAACCAATCGTCTGTGCCTGGTTGTATATTATGTTTCTTTTGGAGTTTAGATTTCTCTGTACCAGTATATGATATGTTCTCTTGCTGAGTTTCCTCAGGTTGATATGGTTTATATATACCAGATAAAACTTTTAATCTTTTTAATTGTTGCTCTAAATCCATTACTTCTTTGCCTTGACACTTTTAATACCCCTTTGAAATTTTCTTGGATCTTTTGAACGTATACTATTAACCAATCTTTTAGATAGGTCTGTTGCTACTTCATCATCAAATTCACGATTTATGAATTCTAATAAATTTATTGCACCAGAAATAATATGTTCAGCCTTTTGTTCTACAAATCTTTCTCTCTCATTTGTATATGCTAAAGAATTTAATTCTTCAAAAAGACTTTTACGTGGTTTATCCATGGGTATTTCTCCGTTCTACTGTATTTATCAGTTTTCATCAAAAGGAGAACGTGTTTTGGACTTCAACATTGCTCTTAGATTCTTTGCAACATCTGTTTGTTCTTCTGGTTTTTCTATTTCTTGTACGGTTTCTGCGGTTATTGTTGTCTTTTTCTTAAGAACATCAACAAGATTTAGTGTGTTTGATATTTGTTCACCATCACCATTATCAAATCCTTCAGTATTATCATCTGTAATTTTAAGACTATCTCTATCAAATGCTAGATTTATTTTACTTCCTACACCACTTGATGAACGTGTTTTTAATAATTGTAATTGATACTGTCCTCTTTCTCTCATTGCTTGACTTGTAAAAATACCGATAACATTATCCGCAGTTTGAATTTTTGAGATACCACCTGCAATATGTGAATGGTCAAACTCAATTTCTTCTACTGCACTTCTATTTAACTGTGATGCAGTTACTACAACATTTTCAGTTTCCATTGCAAAATTACGAATTTCTTCTGTTACATATTTGTCTTTGATAAACAAATCACCAGCTGGAACTCTTTTAGTTGCTGGCATTAACAAATCAAGATAATCAATACACATACAGTCTATTCTTTTGCCTGTTTGTATTTGTAATTCTTTAATATAAGAACGTAAATCATTAACTGTAGAACCGGAAGGAAGATATTTAACTCTAAGTATTCCTGATTGTTTACCTTTTGTTTTAACAGTTAATTCTACTTCATCTAGTTCTTTAAAAATTCTTTTTGTACTTCTGTCTGTTAGCATTGCGTCCATACGCATACTTGATAATTCTTCTGAAAGTTCAAGAGTAAAATATACAACATTCATACCTTGTTGAGCCCAATTCAAACTCATATTTTGCATGAATAATGATTTACCAGCACCTGAACCACCTGCAAATATTGTAATCTCACCTCTATTGATACCACCATAGAGTTTATCATCTAATACTTTCCAACCTGTAGATATCTGACCATTGTTATCTTTAAGTTTTTCAAGTCTTGCTCTAGGATCTTCAAAATAATCAGTACCTAATGAACGTGCTAGTCCAATTTGTACTGCACTTTTAATTCTTGTTTCTACTTCACCATATTTGCCTGTCTCAAGTAAGTCTGCACTTTCAATAATTGCTCTTTCGATTGCTTTATGCCTACAAAAAGTTTCAAATTCATCAATAAACCAATCTATATGTTGTTCAATGTTATCAACTTTTTCAATTTCTTGTCCGGCTTGTGCTTTTATTATATCTGTCGTAGGAATTGTAGAGTATTCCTCAGTATGAGAAATTAATATATCAACTACTTTTCTGATACCTCTATCAAAATATTCAGGACGAATAATACTTCTTACTCTAGAATACAACTCAGGATCTGTAATCATGAATTGTACGAATAATTTTTGTAAATCTAAACTATATTCTTTTACATCGGACATGTATATATTGTACTCTCTCTGTATCTAATTGTCAAATCATTTCTTTTTGAAAATTATATCTCTGTGATATTCTTGTTTACCTTCAATTTTTATACTCTCGTATGGTTTTCCTACAACATAAATTTCTAAATGTTTTTGCTCTAACCAACCACCTGTTTCCAAATAGTTATCGTGATATGAATATGGCATAGGGCCAAATAACAAACCATCTTCTGTAAGACTATTTGCTAGGTTCTCTGATGCTTTTGCATCTATGTGGTCTAATGTAAATACACCTGTACCCACAATGTATTTGTATTGTGTAGGTAGAGGACCATCATATATATTATGACATGTTTTACTTCTATAACTGTCTGTTATAAATCTATCCAACATTTTTTGATTCATATCATAAGCATCAATAATATAAGGTCCTTTACCCACATGTGGGTTAGTTCTTAATTCATAGCCTATTTCGCCACTACCAGCACCTATATCAGCTATAGGATCAGCTTCATCAACTGTATTCATAATCCATGTTGCCGCATGTTTGTGACAACGCCAATCTTTATTATTAATTATTTCATCATGATAATTATCCCAATTATCGTATAACTCTCCATTGGTTTTACCAAAGAACTCATTAATGTCTTTTACACTTTTGTTCGTCATTTATCCTCTTCTGTTTGTTGGTTTCGTATTTTATCTTTTTCAATGCTGAGTTTATCTTTCAAACTCATCATATATGCCGCACCTGCTAATACCAATATAGCACCTGCCTCTGCAATAAGCACTAACGGGTCTGCTTCCTTACTGTGTAATACAATAAGTCTACACAATGCCGTTATTGCAATGATTATAGGTAATGTTACAGGTATTCTATTACTTGCATAAAAGGCTCCTACCATACCAATAATTTCTGCATAAATGAATAGCAGAAATAAATCTGCTAGTTCAATTTTAAAATGTACCATTATCATTTTGTACACATCTAAACCAGCGGCAACCATTGTTAAAGTTCCAATTACCCCTAGTAAAATTTTTTCACTGGCTGTTGTTGTCCAATGCAACTTCTTAGACCAATTTTTTTCTCTAATCATCTTACTCCTTTACCTTAGCTAGGAATTTTATGTGTAAACAAACTACTTACACTTTCCTCATTACTAACTCTACGTATAGCTTCACCAATCAAGTGACAGACACTAACTACTCTTGTCTTTTTACAATCATTAGGACAAGAAAACTTTATACTGTCTGTAATTACGCATTCTTCAAGAACACTATCTTCAATTCTTTTACATGCTTTACCACTGAGAACTCCATGTGTAATATATGCTCTAACAGTTAATGCATGTGCATCTACAATAGCCTGAGCCGCATTACAAAGAGTACCTCCACTATCAATAATATCATCTACCAAAATTGCATGTTTACCTTCG